TAGAAGTATTATATGAAGGTGCTTTGGTTTTAGGTAGTAAAACGTTACTAAAGTGGGAACTTGCTAAAAACATGGTAAGACCAAAAAGCGATTACACTAAAGTTAAAATGAACTACAATATTGTAGCACCAAGGATGTATAAAGGTAAAATTGAATCGTTAGTAAGTAGAATAACTGGCTTTGCTGATACTATACAATTAACACATTTAAAGCTACAGCAAGTAATGTCACGTATGGTACCTGATGGAGTTTATTTAGATGCTGATGGTTTAGCTGAAGTTGATTTAGGTAATGGCACAAATTATAATCCACAAGAAGCGCTAAACATGTTCTTCCAAACTGGTAGTGTTATTGGTAGATCACTTACTTCAGAGGGTGATATGAATCCAGGTAAAGTACCTATACAAGAAATCGCA